TCTTGCCCACTATGACTTACGTGGCGAGATTTCAAACAAGATCGGTTATGCTCTAGCTGAGAACTATGACCGTAAGATCTTCCGTAAGATTACACAGGCTGCTCGTAAAGCATCACCTGTAACTAAGACTAATTTCGTTGAACCAGGCGGAACACAGATACGTGTTGGTTCTGCAGGATCTCCAGCTAAGTCTGAAGGTCTTGATGCCGACAATCTAGTGAATGCATTTTATGATGCAGCGGCAGCATTAGACGAAAAGGGAGTAAGTACCCAAGGTCGTGTAGCCGTAATTTCACCACGCCAATACTATGCTCTTATCAAGGGTCTAGATGGAGCTGGAATCGGTGCTTATCTTGTTAACCGTGACGAGCAAGGAGATGCCCTACAATCAGGTAAGGGTGTATTCGAGATCGCAGGTATCAAGATATACAAGTCAATGAACGTACCACACTTCGGACAGTTCGGTGTTAACTACTCTGAAACTGGAGTGACTTCTCCTGGTAATACAGGATCGTTCGTGGAAGCTTCTATGCAGAACGAGCACAACATCACAGTTAATAACTATGGTGAAGGCTCTAAGTTCTCTAACTCTTGCGGACTTATCTTCCAGAAAGAAGCCGTTGGTGTTGTTGAAGCAATCGGACCACAAGTTCAAGTAACTTCTGGTGATGTTTCAGTAATCTACCAAGGCGATGTAATCCTTGGACGTTTAGCAATGGGTGTAGATACTCTTAATCCTGCTTCTGCAGTTGAGCTCTATGCTGGTGTTGCAAACGCATCCGGTGCATCTCTAACCGACTTCTAACTATACACATAAGGGGAGTCTTCGGGCTCCTCTTTTTTTCTTTATAAAACTTTATGGCTTCCACGACAATTGATACCGAGACCGAACTCTCCGCTGTAAATGCAATACTGGGAGCTATTGGTCAGTCACCAGTAACTACTGTAACAGGGAATGCTAATCCAGAAGTTTCTTTCATCTACAACTTATTAAGAGATGCTAATGTAGATGTACAAAACGAAGGATGGCATTTTAATACAGAAAAACATGTTCAATATATCCCAGATTCTACTACAAATAAAATAGAAATAGGTAGTGATATAATACAAATAGATGTAACAGACGGATGGACTAAACGACAATATGATGTAGTAAGAAGGAGAGATCCTACATCTGGTAAACATTATCTATATGATAAATATGATCATACAGATGATTGGTCTGAATTAAATGCCGACGGGATTGATTTAGATATTGTAAGGTTACATTCATTTGCAGACTTACCAGAACCTTTCAAAAGGTATGTGATATATAAAGCTTCTACTAGAGCTGCAACACAACTAGTAGGTAATCCACAATTAGCTCAGTTATTAGGCCAGCAAGAAGGTTTATCTAGAGCAACTTGCATGGAATATGAATGTAATCAAGGTAATCATACGATGTTTGGTACACCGGAAGATAGTGTATATAATGGATATCAACCTTGGAGGGCTTTGAGAAGATAATGTCAGGAATTACACAAACCATTCCTAATTATAGTGGTGGTATATCTGAACAACCAGATGAATTAAAAGCACCAGGTCAAGTAAAGAGTACCCTAAATTCAATACCAGATTTAACATGGGGTTTGTATAAGAGACCTGGATCAAAAAGAATAGGTACAAATAAACTTGGAACAGGCGGTACTGCTGTACCCTCTAATGGCACATGGTTCCATTACTATCGTGACGAATCAGAAGGAGCTTATATAGGTCAAATTGATTCTGATGGTAAGGTGAGGATATGGGCTACACAAGAAAGAACTATTAATGGTGTAACTACACCAGCTGGTCATGAATGTAATGTATGGTATCACACAGATAACAGTGATTGGAATGGAAGTAACGGTGATCATACATCTATTACAAATTACCTAACACCTAGCTCTGCTACAGCTGTAGAAGATTTACAAGCATTAACTATTAATGATACTACATTTTTAAATAACAGAACCAAGACTGTAACTACTACAGGTACTACAGATGGATATGTAAATGATCATTTTGCTTATATTGAACTCCAAAGAGGAGAGAATGGTAGACAGTATGGTTTGAATATATATGATAATGATACTACCTCTGATATGACTAGAGCTACTAGATTAAAAATAGCTAGTAATACTCAGGCAACTGGTAATGGTACTGGTCACTGTCCGGGTATAGGTACACAAGTATTTAAACATGATCAAGGTAGTGGTAAGAATCTTATATTTCGTATTACTGCTTTAGGTCAGCAAGGAAGTTCAACTGGTATGTCTATAAATAGTGATGACAACCACCAGACTTCTGAAGATTATTCATGTACTTATAACAATAAAGTAGAGTTATTACATGGTGGAGAAGGTTGGTCTACAGGTAATATAAACGCTGTTTCTATGACCCAACCTTTAGAGACTTATACTTTTACTATTAATATCGAAAAGACAGAGACTAATAAAATTAAAGCTAATATCAAAGCAGTTAGACCTGAGCCTACCCCATTTGACGCAGATACAGCTGTAACAACTGATACTATTTTAGGTGGTATTTTATCTGAGATAGACGGTACTGGTATAACTTGTACTGTTATAGGTAATGGTATATATCTAACTAAAAGTAGTGCTTTTAATGTTGAAGTTATAGATAAAGATCTCATGAGAGTCATGGGTAAAGAAATTAATGATGTATCTTTACTACCTAACCAATGTAAACATGGTTACATAGTTAAGGTTGTTAATTCTCAACAGTCACAAGAGGATGATTACTATCTAAAATTCAAAGGTGATAACGATAAAGATGGTACTGGATCATGGGTAGAATGCGCTAAACCAGGTATTGTTAAAAGCTTTAATGCTGCTACAATGCCACATATTTTACAGAGACAAACTGATGGAGACTTCTTAGTTAAGCAGTACACATGGGCTCACCGTGAAGTAGGAGATGATACTACTAATGCTATCCCTACATTTGCTGATGGAGAACATACAATTAATAGAGTATTGTTCTTTAGAAACAGATTAGTATTCTTATCTGGTGAGAATGTATGTACATCTAGAGCTGCTAAGTATGGTAACTTTTGGGGTGATACAGCTTTAGCAGTTAGTGCTATAGACCCTATAGATATATCAAGTAGTTCAACTCACCCATCTGAATTATTCGATGGTATAGAATTAGGACCAGGTTTACTAGTATTTAGTACAAACCAACAGTTTTTATTTGCTTCTGATGCTGATGTATTGAATCCAGATACAGCTAAGTTCAGACCAGTATCCAATTATAATTATAATAAAGTACTATCACCTATATCTTTAGGTACTACTATAGCATTTATAGATAATTCTGGAAAATATAGTAGATTCATGGAATCAGCTAATATAGGTAGAGAAGCAGATGCTCAAGTAGTAGAACAAAGTAAATTAGTACCTAGTTTATTAAGTAAAGATCTTAACTTACTTACTAATTCAAGAGAAAATTCAATGGTTTTCTTTGGTAAGAGTGGTTCGGATGAAGTATTTGGTTTTAGATATTTTAATATAGGTGGACAAAGACAGTTATCGTCATGGTTTAAATGGAAAATAAATCGTGAATTGAAGTATCATTTTGTTATAAATGATGAATACTTTATATTAGATGAGGATAATTTCTTACAAAAAATTAGTTTAGTACAGCAAGATTCAGACGCAAGTTTAAATCAATATGATATTAATTATTTAATACATCTAGATAACTGGACTACAGTTACAGGTGGTAGTTATGATAATAGTACTAACAAAACTACATTCACTAATCAATCTACTTGGATACCAGACGTAACTTCAGGAAATGGTACTCTTGTCGTTATTGATACTAATGTTGCTGATGCACGTATAGGTAGATATGCTGATGTTACACTAACAGGTAATACACCTAATGATGATTTCACATTACCAGGTGATTGGTCTACAGGTACATTCCAGATAGGATATCTATATGATTACCAAGTAGATTTACCTCGAGTATATGTAACTAAACAAGCTGGTCAAGGTACTGTATCTGATGTAAACGCTTCATTAATACTACATAGACTTAAGTTTAACTTCGGTAAGATTGGTCTATATGAAACCACATTGAAACGTATAGGTAAGGATGATTATAATGAAGTATATGAATCTTCCATCTTATCTTCATATGGTGTAGATGATGCTCCGTATTTAGAAAAAGAAATCAAGACAGTACCAGTATATGATAAGAATGAGAATGTAGATATAGTACTTAAATCAACTCACCCAGCACCTGCTACGCTACACTCTTTATCGTGGGAAGGTGATTACACAAACAGGTTCTACACCCGTGCCTAAAGTTACAACCCATCCAATCACATTGGAGGCTGCCTTAGAGGTGGCCTCTAACCTACGCCCAGATGACTTCAGAGAGATGGTAGAAGGTCATGGGACTGATCCTATAGAATACGCTTTTTGGGTAGCAGAGAGACCCTCCTGTGTGTATTTTACAACCCCGAACGGCAGGACTGCCGGAATGGGTGGTATAAACAAAGGTGGTTTAATATGGATGTTATGTACACCAGAGATTCATAAATACCCAATTGCATTTGTTAAAGAAGCTAAAAGGTACCTTGAAAGTAGCAAGGAACCTATGACTTATAACATAGTAGATGCAAGAAATAAAGTCCATCTAAGACTACTTAAATATTTAGGCTATAAATTTCTGCGGAAAATTTCTTATGGTCCTAACAACTTATCCTTTATAGAGTTTTGCCGTGTGTCAAGATCCTAACAAACAAGCAAGAGATGCTGCTAAATTTAGAAATTCCGCTAAGATGTACAAGTGGGGTCAAGAGACGGCCATGTACCACAATAAAGAGACTCGTTATCTATCAGGTGGTGATGCTGCCGTAGTAGGGTTCTCTCGTACAGTAAGCGATGCAACAGAACAAGCCTTCAGATTGGCTGGTCAAGGTAGAAAACAAAAAGCTGAAATATATAAACAATGGACTACAGGACAAAAAGTTGATGAAGGTGGAGGTTCTACAAAAAGTAATCGGAATCAATACTTACAACTACTAGACAAACATGCCTCTATAGAATATAGTATAGAAGAAGCATGGGGTATTGGTATGCAAAAAGCAGAGCTTGGAGCTACAAGACAGTTACAGAACAAATGGAATAAATTAGATGAGGCATTAGGTATACCTAAATCTCCTCCAATGCTTGAACCACTTCCTCCTGTTGATAAGATGGGACAACTCATGGATGGTATTAGTAAAGGAATTAAGATTGCTAGTGTTGCTGCTGCACCATTTACTGGCGGTGCAAGCCTTGGTATAAGTGGTATTGGCGGTGCTAAGAGTGCTAAGAGTATAGTAGGTGGAGATTCGCTCAGTAACCTCTTTAAAGGGGGAGATATCTTTAGTTCAATGGGAGGTAAAAGCCCATTCACAGACAAATTGGAAGGGCTACCTTTTGGAACAGGTTTTAATTGGAGGAATTAAATGACACAATCCGGAATACCAAACATCAGCCAGTTTAATTATCAAGATCCTGTTGATCTAGTTACTGGTTTAGAAAAGAATATTCAAGAGGACATAGCAGATAAACAGTCTTATTTTCAAGGCTTAATACAAACTCAGAACCACCTAGATAAGGTAGCTAATTCTAAGTATAAAGCTCTCTATGACATAACATCACAGGGAGTTAAACTTGGCCAAGTAATTTGGGAAGAAAGAATGGCTAGAAAAATTATAGCTGACTGGAATACTACTGATGAAGAATATGATGTAAAATGGAAGGGTGCTTTAAATAAAACTAAAGAGTGGGAAGCTAATAGAAACTTAATGAAAGGTGAGGAGAATGCAGCTGTACAATCTGCAGGTGCAAATGAAGTAGATGGTGCCTCACAATTAGCAGCTGTAAGGAAACCTTATGATGCTAAAATATCTACACTCCGTCATCAAGGTCAAGATTATCTTCCTTTCTTAGGTAATGCAGCTCAGAATTTAGTAGTTACAATGCCTGGTGGTAAGAAAATTACATTAGCCACAGCAAGTAATAGTCAAGAATATCAATATGCTTTAGGTGCTATTCGTAAGACTTGGTTAATGCAAGCAGTAGGATCTGAAGGAGATCCAGTTAGTAACCATTTAATCCGTAGACACCTTTACGGTCAGATGAAATCTACTGAAGATAATGCTTATAAAACTTGGGCGAAATCTTATGTAGAAGGTATTCAAGCAGAAGCAAAGCATACTGATAAAATTAACCTGTATGAAGGTTTAAAAGGTGAAACTGGTGGTGAAGAGTTTTTAAATCATGTAAACAGATGGTTAGGAGATCCTAAGTTTGGTGGTAGCCGTGCTTTAGCTAGAAAGAATACACTTGATTTAGTTGTAGATGGTATAAAAGAAGGTTACTTAAATGAAGAAGATGTTAATAAAATCTTAGATCATGAGTTCACGCCAGATGGATGGCCAGCAGGCAAAACAATTAAATTTAGAGATCACTGGAAAAAAGATGCTGATAAATTAAGAAGTGCTTTATCAACTGCAAATAGTACTAAATTAAATAATATGCTGACTGAGATGAAAACCAAATCAGCAGACTGGGTTTTAGAAGAAATGAGACCATATGTAGATGGTGATAAAGATTTAACTCTTGAAGCATTAATAGATATTAGGAAGCGGCATAGGGAGGCACATCCTAACGTACCATTACCTGAAATATTAGGTAAGTTTGAGACTGATATGGAACAAGAGGATATGGCTATATATGATCAATTAGTCATCAAAGCTTCTAAAAAAGAATTGATTAAACCTACAGATTATGCAGCTATATCAAGTCCTAAAGTATTAGAAATGGCTAAACAGCTTGCTAAAACAACTCAAAATAATTTAGATCCGTCATCTGGAGCAAGTCCATATGCTGATGCAGTAGCTATATACCAAGGTGATAAAGAAGCCGTAGCACTATATGAAGGTAATCCTTTAGCTCAACGTAAGTATGCAAATATACTATCAGTAGCTATAGCAGAACAATATCAAGCAGAAAAAGCAGCAGGGAAACCACATGATCAAGCATACTCAGCTGCTCTAAAAGTAGTTAGTGATAAAGCTAAAGTTGGTGAATATAGATTTAATCCAGATACACTTGTAACTAAAACATCATTAACCGATGCTGTTGCACAAAGTACACCTACTATAAAAGCACTAGCTCATGATAGTACATTAGCAACTACAAATGCAAGGTTACCAGGTGAAACTGATAACATACTTGAACAAGGTTGGAAATATTATTCGGCATTACAACGTGGTGAAGATATACGAATACCAGATTATTGGAAAATAGTTGGAGAGAAAAATAAAGGAGGAGCTAAAGCTTATTTAGAAGGTAGACTTCAAGCTCTTGGTATGTTAAAAGATGGTGACCTTGTAGAAACCGAATGGGAGAAACAAGTAAAACTATTACCACCTAATTATCAAAGAGATTTAACATTTAAACCAACAGATGGTAAAACTTATAATATAGCTGCAGAAGATGCAAGATGGATGGTCAAATCTTTCTATGGATCTAACAATAATGACTATGATACTGTTTATGACCCTAAAGGTAATAAAGCAGAACTTGAGAAACCATTATCACAACATACTGTAGGTGAAGTTATCGAATTAATTAATCAAGGTTATACAGGGTTTGGTGGTTTTAACCTCAGTAATAGAGGCTTAAAGAATATCTTATTAGAAGGTGAGACTGGTTTAGGTGTTAATGATATCTTCGATAAAAACACACAAGACCGTTTGTTATTACATAGCTTAAGATATAAGATAAGAAGAAGGCATGGTAATACTGGTATAGATACTAGATGGAAACGTCAGATAAACTTCCTCTCTGAGGATGAGCAGAAAAAATTCGATGAACTAATACCCGGTTTGTCTTACATGAATCAAATTCAAAATCTACTACCTGCTGCGGTAGGTACTCTTTACTAAGGTAATAAATATGGCAGATATAGAATTTGACGCAGATGGTCTGAAACAACAATTAGAACAACTGAAGTCATATCTAAAAGAAGAGGACAAACCTCTAGAAGAAAAAGTTCAAAACCTAGACGCTGAAGAAGGGCAAGCTAAGGCTGTCCAAGATGATCCCAGAGAAGCTGAAAAGTGGGGATTTAAAGGTCTAGTTAAAGAAGGTCAATCCATCTTATCTGGCGGTTTGCAAGATACTGCATCTTCTATAGCTACCTTTCCTGAACGTACAATAGATGCGTTCTCAGGAGAGATGGCAAGAGAAAGGAATACAGCTGAAGGTTATAGACCTGACTGGGATCCTTTCACAGATTACGATAACCCCATCGAAACTAAAACATGGTGGGGTAAATTATTAAGAGGTGCTGTACACTTCGGATCTATGGCTGTAATACCTATAGCCGGATGGAAAGGTATAGCTGGAAAAGCATCTTACTATGCTACCAATAGTCTTGTAAGAGCTGCTGGTGTTGGTGCCGTATCAGACTTGATATCTAGAGAGTCAGATGGACACAATGCTTTAGGAGCACTTAAGAAACATTATAGTTGGATAGATACACCTATATCTACAAAAGATACTGATCATCCTGTTTGGATGAAATTCAAGAATATCGTAGAAGGTATGGGTATAGGTCTAGCTTTTGATGGACTATCCATTATGCTTGGTAAGGGTTCAGAGAAAGTATTAAGTAAAGTAAGGGCAAGGAATCAAAGTGTAGAAGATCTAACTACTGAACAAGCTATATCTCAACTTAGAAGAGGTGATCGAGAATTCCGTGCAGAAAAGAATGCACCTATTGCTGAACCACATCAAGGAGCTCATATTTCTAAGGAAGATAGTGCTTGGGAAGTTAGAGAAAGATTAGTTAGAGGTAGAGAAGAATGGATGGCTGATGATGGATCAGCTGGTTCTGTTACTACACCTGCAATGAGAGAACGTGTAGCAATGGAAGCTGATGTATCAGAAGAGTTAGTTGAGAAAACTATCCGTGATCTATTCAGTAATAGTGAAGCTGAGAAGCAAGTTAATGCTGTAAGAGAAAAGCAACTAACATTAACGGAGACATTTGGTGATGCAGTACTGCAGCATCAGAGAGTTACTAATGGTAGGAATGCTGCTGAAATGTCAGCTAAGGAATACCTAAAAGACTTAGTTAAAAGAAAAGATTTAATTGAAGTTGGTGAACAAGGTGCCGATGAAGGTACTATAGAAATTCTTACAAGTAGGAATGTTATAGCAACTGACCTTGTAATCGGAACCTTACTACAACAACTTAGAGATACAGGTATTGCTGGTAGAGAGATAGCAGAAATCTATAACTTAATGGATACAGACGGACCTACGAAACAGTTAGCTGATACATTGCTTACTGCTATGACTATGGTCAAGAAAGCTAGGCTCGTTAAATCACAAACCTTTAGACAGCTTAATGCTCCTGGTAATAGAGGAACAGCCTTTAAAGCTAAAGAGTTTTTAGATGAAACTCTAAGGAAAGAGATGGCTGATAGTAGAGAATCTATCGCAGCAATTCTAAACCTAGCAGGTGAAGAAACTGATGGTAATTTATTGATGTCCTTATATGAAGCATTCTCCCAGATGAAAGAAGTCAATAATATTGATGACTTTGATGCATGGGCTAGAAAGATGATTAAAGGTGGAGAGTTAAATGGTGTTGATAGAACAGGTGCAGCAATTAGAGAATTAGAAGGTGTAATGATACATAGCATCCTAAGTGGTCCTAAGACTCCTATGAGAGCTATTATGGGTACAAGTACTGCAACTTTCTTAAGACCTATCTCACAGGCAATGGGAGCTGCTATGGCTTATCCCTTCAATGGTGATAGTCATACATTAAAAGCTAGCCTTGCTTCGTTGAATGCAATGGTACAAGCTATACCTGAATCATTTGAACTCTTTAAGTCAAGATTAAATTCTTATTGGACTGGTGATATATCATCAATTAAATCTAGATTCTATGAATATACTAGAGGAGATGATAACTGGGAAGTATTGAGACGTTGGGCTGAAGATAGTGGTAGAGCATCAAATGGTGAAAGAGCTGCATTTGCTTTAGCTAATATGGCTAGGAATGCTAATAATAGTAACTGGTTTACTTACTCTACTAAGCTGATGGCAGCTACTGACGATGCTTTTGCTTATATCTTAGGTAGAGCTAAGATGAGAGAGAAGGCTATGAGATCAGCTTTAGAACTTAAAGATGCAGGTAAAGTACCTGATATAACTCCTAAAGTTGTAAGGAAATATGAAGATGATTTCCATTCTGAAATATTTGATGCTAATGGAGATATAATAGATGAAGCAACTAAGTTTGCTCGTAAAGAAGTAACACTTACACAAGAACTAACTGGATTTGCAAAAGGATTAAACGATGTATTTAGTGCTAATCCATGGGCAAAGCCTTTCTTTTTGTTTGCACGAACTGGTGTTAACGGCCTCAGTCTAACTGCTAAACATACACCTGGTTTCAATTTCCTTGTCAAAGAATTCAATGAAATAGCATGGGCTAAACCTGATAATTTAGAAGCAGTAGCTAAGTATGGTATTACTTCAGCTCAAGAACTAGCTAATGCTCAGGCATTACAAATTGGTCGTTTAGGTATGGGTACTTCACTCATTACTATGGCTAGTGTGTCTTATCTCAGTGGTAATATCACAGGTAATGGTCCTGTTGACAGACAGAAAAGACAGATGTGGCTTGATGCTGGATGGAAACCAAGACATATTAAATTAGGTGGTGTATGGGTAGGTTATGATTCTATAGAACCATTTAACCAAATCTTTGCTACACTTGCTGATGTAGGTGATTATAGTATGTTGATGGGAGAAGAGTGGACAGAGAAACAATTACTTAAATTAGGTCTTATTGTAGGACAAGGTATATCAAGTAAGTCTTACTTAGCTGGTATGCAACAGTTTGTTGACTTAGTTGGTGGACGTCCCGGTCAAGCAGAAAGGATATTTGCAGGTATAGTAAATAATCAAGTACCTTTAGCAGGTCTTAGAAATGATTTAGGTAAACTATTCACACCTTACACAAGAGAACTTGGATCTGGTATAGACCAAGCTATCCGTAATAGAAACCTTATTAGTGAGAATCTTCCTGGTGAAGACTTACCTATTAAGCATGATATGCTGAATGGTAAGCCGATAAAAGATCATGACTTCTTAACTAGAGCATATAATATGTTCAGCCCTATACAGTTGAACTTAGACCCTAGTCCTGGCAGACATATGCTATTTAATAGTGGATACGATTTAAGACTATCCACATATTCTGCACCTGATGGTACTGATTTATCTGACGAACCGAGACTCAGATCTGCTTTCCAGAAAGCAATTGGAGATCAGAATTTAGAACGCAGGTTAGATAAATTAGCACAAGATCCTAGAATACAAGCTTCTATCGAAGAAATGCATAAGGATATTAGAGATGGTAATCGTGGAGCATATGAATCTAAAGATTATTATCATAATAAAGTCCTTAAACGTATGTTTGATGATGCAAGAAAGAGAGCTTGGGCAATAGTTAGATTACAACCTAATGCGGCTAAGGTTATTCAAAGTCAGAAACAAGCAGATCTATTAAGATTAAGAAAACTTAGAGAATCTGGTAATCCTAATCAGAAATTCGACACCCTTCTCAATATGTATAAATAATTATGGCAACAACAACATTTCATGACTATAATGGGGATGGGTCTGACCTTGAGTTTGATTATACATTCCCAACAATCAAAAAAGAAGCTGTAAAAATAGAGGTTAGTAACGTTTTAGTAGATAACTGGCATTTTAAAAGCGGTTATGCTACTAGCGGTACTAGAACTATAAAGTTTGATAATGGTGACGGTAATGGTGACAACTCATCAGGAACTGTAAACACTAACGTATGTGAATCATCAGGTGCTCCTAAAGCTGGTACAAATAATGTACGGATTTATAGAGATACAGATGTAGATGATAGAAGGATTACCTATACAGCAGGTTCCGCAGTTAAAGCTGGTGATTTGAATAATCAAACAGATCAACTTCTCTACGCTCTTCAAGAAGAACAGAATCAAACAGTAACTACAAGTAGAATAAAAGACGGTGCTGTAACAAGTGCTAAGATAGAAGACGGTACTATAGTTGCTGCAGATATAGCTAACGATGCTATTGACTCACAGCATTATGCGGCAGACTCAATAGATAGCGAACACTATGCCGCTGGGTCTGTAGATGGAACTGCAATAGCTAATGATGCTGTCGATTCTCAGCACTACGCAGCAGATTCAATAGATGCAGAACATTATGCTCCTGGATCAGTTGATGGGACTGCTATAGCTAACGATGCTATAGATAGCCAACACTATGCTGCAGGTTCTATTGATACTGAACATATAGGAGATAATCAAGTAGATGGTAATAAACTTGCAGATAATATAGATATAGCGGGTACACTAGATGTTACTGGTGTTACAACATTAGATAGTACATTAAGTGTCGCTGGAACTACTACAGCCGCTGCTATTAATGCAAGTGGAGCTGTCGGAGTAGATGGTAACTTTGATGTTAATACTAATAAACTTACTGTTGACTCAGCTACTGGTAATACTGGGATCGCTGGTACTTTAAATGTATCAGGAATAACTACACTAATAGGTACCGATATAAACGGTGCTGTAGATATTAGTGGTAGAACAGATATTGGGAATCTTATATTAGATGGTAATGAGATTCAAACTGCAAGTGGAGGGCTAACCCTAGACTCTAATTCAGGAACTACTACTGTTGATGATAACCTTACTATAACTGGTAATGTTACGGCAACGAATTTTGTAGCAGATGAAGATGATTTTACTTCCGATTCAGCAACTAAAGTTCCTACACAACAATCAACTAAAGCTTATATTGCAGCAACATCACAGCCTCTCGACTCGGATCTCACAACGCTTGCTGGTATGCAGTCAGCTACTGCTTCTATTTTGGCGGATAGTACAGCTCTTACCAGTACTACTGCTGAACTTAACCTGTTGGATGGTAAGAGCATCGTCACGACGATTAGCGGAAGTTCTACTGATGCTCAACTCCCTACAGCTCAAGCTGTCGATGAAAGAATTACAGCATTAGTAACAGATGTAGGTGGTTTCAGACCTATTGCTAATGAGACTAGTTTCCCTGCTACTA